TTGTTCCCCGCGCTTCATGAGCGCGTTTTAGTACATGACCTTGGCCCGGCAAGTCAGGGTTTAACCCGCGTTAAGACCAGGAGCATCGGGTGTGTTAGCAAACACCACGCGGGCTGGGATATGGGCCTAGAATTGCGTAGGACAGGTTGGTGCGTAGGAGGAGCACCGCCCTGGGTCACCGGCGACCCAGATTAAATAACACCGGGGAGAGCCGTCTCCTACTCAGGCACCCGTGGCAGGGCAAATCACCGATTTCTTCACAATCAGATTACCATGGCCACAATCAACGCAACAATCGAATTACAAGAGCGATTACTCAGCAAGTCCGGCTGGGCCCAGTTTAAGCGTTGGATCCTCGACAAGATCGAGAAGTATGCGATCTGCGGAAGTCAAGCTGACTTCGCGGATTTGCAGTGTTACCGCACTGATGAGCGCGTCCGAGCGTGTGTGCGGGCCGAGATGCGAGAGCATCTTGGTTATGAGAGTCGGGAAACGTGTGTCGGCAATGCCATTGACACCGTTTTGAGGGAGACAGGATACGACCTAGCGGACTTGGGTAGTATTCGTCTTGCGAACAAGGGAGTGAAGCGTACGATGAAGGAGTGGGATGCGTATTTCCTGCGCATGGGTGTGGACCCACTTGCCGCCAGTGTTGGTGGCCAGGCTAAGATCGTGCCTAAGTTCGCAGCAGCTTGTGCTCTGCACATCCGCACCAAGTTGGGTGCGCTTGCAAACAACGAGGCGAACGTGCTGCTTGTGCAGCGCAAGTACCTTGAGTTGTGTCGCAGGCATGGTGTGCGAGACGTGGACACGGTGTTGCATCAGGGGTTTGTGATGAACGCTGTGTTTACCGAGAGCGTCCTTGACGACGTTGCAGCGTCGCGAAAGCGGCTACCGGCGTGGATCCGTGTGCTGGAAGAGATTCCAAGCACGGGGTCCATCCCGGCTGCAATTTGTTGAGGACGCCCGGTGAAGGTGTATGGATGCCAAACACAACTGAATGATGCCTTGAGGAAGAGGGTCAAACAGGAGTGTAAGGGATCGTTGTGCGTACGCCGGAACGGGCTGTCCTCCAAGACCCGTGAGTTTACTGTTCTCACGGGACTTGGCCCAGATCACAACCTGGGAGTTTACAACAACAGTGTGGACACCATAGAACGTGCCTTTGCAGAGCGTTATTTTCTCTGTAAAGATGGGGAAGGCTTTAGGCCCGCGTTCGAGGTTGGTCCCTCGGCTTATCAGACGACTGAATTTAGCGCATTCAGAAGTAGTGTCATGTCGCACATGCCAAATTTGCCCGTTTTAACTAGTCAACAGGTGGTTGATACTTACAGCGGTCCAAAGAGGCGTGTCTACCAAGAGGCACTGTATAGTCTAGAGAAAGACGCTCTGACAGAAAAGGATTCTCATCTGTCAGCGTTTGTTAAGTTCGAGAAACAGGACGTTGAGAAGGCACCAAGGGTAATCAACCCACGGAGCCCTCGATACAACCTTCGGTTAGGCAAGTACCTTAAACATGCTGAGCACAAATTTTTCCGTGCCATCAACAAGGCATACGGTGGTCACACGTACGCGACAGTCATCAAGGGGTTGAATGCTGATGATGCTGCGCGCGTGCTTGTTCAGAAGTGGGAGCGATTTCGACGTCCGGTAGCAATCGGTCTAGACGCTTCTAAGTTTGACATGCACGTGAGTGTGGCCGCTCTGCTTTACGAACATTCTTTTTACAAGACCTTGTTTCCCGGGAACAAGGAACTCCAGTGGCTGCTAAAGATGCAGTTGCGTAACAAGGGGTTGGCTCGTGCATTAGATGGAACGGTCAAGTTCTCAATGGAAGGAACTCGGTGCTCAGGTGACCTCAACACCTCTTTAGGAAACTGTATTATTATGTGTGCACTCATTTGGGTGTACGCTAAAGAACGGGGTGTTGAGTTAGAGCTCGCAAACAATGGTGATGATTGTGTTGTGTTCATGGAAGAAGAAGATGAGCAACGTTTCAAAGCCGGGTTAAGCGAGTGGTTCGTCACGAAAGGGTTTGCCATGACTGTGGAACCAACTGTAGACGAGTTGGAGCAAGTTGAATTTTGCCAGAGTAGGCCAGTGGAGTTGAGCACTGGATGGCGGATGGTGCGCAATCTGGGG